TTTGGATTTAAAATTAGGATACCTCAGTTTATATGAATCCATAAATGGGATCCCTGGTGTCAAATATATAGATGGCATCAATAGAAATTCTAGCATGGGGCACCCTTGGTGTTCCAGTAAAAAGAATTTTCTAATACCTGATCCCACAGAAAACAATCCTGATGGAGTTAAATTTCCTGACGAAATTAATGAAAGGATTGAAGATATCGAGCGAAGATATCTTAATGGTGAAAGTTGTAAACCAATTTTCACCGGGCATCTTAAAGATGAACCTCGCTCATTTAAGAAGATCAAAGAGAAAAAGACTCGTGTTTTTGCTGGAGCTCCAATTGATTGGAGCATTGTGGTTAGGAAAGCTCTATTAACATTTGTTAAAGCTTTTCAGGAGAATCGTGAGGCTTTTGAAGCTGCTCCTGGGTTGAATTGTCAATCTATGGAATGGCACAATCTTTATCTTCATATGACACAATTTGGAACCACAAATTTTGTTGCTGGTGATTATGCAAATTTTGATAAATCTATGCATGCAATGTTCATTATGGAAGCTTTCCGTATGATAAAGTGCTTGCATGAAATAAATGGATGTGGAGAAGCTCATTTACAAATAATAGATGGTATTGCAATTGATACAACTTATAATTATCAAAATTTCAATGGTGACATAATACAATTTTTTGGTTCCAACCCTTCTGGTCATCCGCTAACTGTTGTTATAAATTCAATAGTCAATGCGTTATATATGCGCTTTGTTTATGCAAAGCTTAATCCTGAAGGTTTCAAACCTGAACACTTCAAGAGAGATGTTATTCTTATGACCTATGGAGATGATAACTTTATGAATGTTAGAGATGGATGTGATTGGTTCAATCACACTTCCATTCAAAAATGTTTAGAAAGTTATGGTATTAAATATACTATGGCGGATAAGGAAGCTGTTTCTGTCCCTTATATTAACATATCGGAAGTTTCTTTTTTAAAAAGAACTTTTAGGTATGATGAAGATTTAAAAGTATATTTAGCACCACTTGAACATAGTAGCTTGAATAAGATGCTAACTGTTCAAGTAAAATCAAAGAGTGTCAGTAGTGAGGCACAATCAATAAGTGCCATTCATAGTGCCATAAGGGAATATTTCTTTTATGGCAGGGAGGTTTTCAATGAGAGACGTGGAATATTGAATAAAATAATTGAAGATTCTGGACTACACAATTACCTGATTGATAATATTGTTACAGAAGACGGAGAATTGATACAATGTAGTCTTCAATTACCTACTTGGGAAGAGCTTAGGTCAGCTTTTCTCTATAATTCACGCCATCTTATTGACGTTGAGAGGGCTATGTAACTAGGTCCTTAAGCCAAATGTTACATGTTATATGTAGTTACTGTATGTTTTTAAATTTAAAACACTTACTCGAAACATAAGGATGGACTATAACATACACTTACCAGGGCGTTCCCCAAAATTTCTATTTAGAGATGGTTTCGGTTAGTGGCCAAAAAAGTGTTTAATTTTGCGTATAATATGAGTGTAATGCGTAATCTTATAAGTGCACTCGCACAACAAAATGAAAAAATAGATCTACAATCTGTAGATAACCATGGGGTTTCGATGAACTCATCCCCTGAAAATGAGATCAAACTGACTACTACCTTCGCCGGAGAAGAGCAACATTCAGCTAACACGTTTACACCAATAGATGATGATACATTTGATCAGCAATACGTGTCAGATTATGATATTGATAAATTTTTATCTCGGCCGGTTTTAATCAGTACCTATACGATGACGCAGGGTTCTCCAGGCTCTACGTCATTCAGACCGTGGGCGTTATATTTTAATACAGTGCAAATTCGGAGGAAACTGGATAATTATTTCCTTCTGAATTGTAATTTGAAGCTCAAATTTGTTATAAACGCCACCCCCTTTTTGTATGGGGCTGCACTGGTATCATATGAACCACTTACTGCTTTTTCGGCAGATAACGTTGGTGCTGGTGTTAATGCTAATGCAGCAGTCTTGCGTTCGCAGAGACCTCACTTGTGGTTATATCCTCAGACAAATCAAGGTGGTGAAATGGTTTTACCTTTTTATTACTACCAAGAGTGGCTTAATGTCACTTCTTTGTCTGAGTTGCAGAATTTTGGTGAGGTTGTCATAGAAGATATTGTTGCTCTGAGATCTGCATCGGGGGCAACTTCTCAAACAGCCACTATACAAGTTTATGCTTGGGCTGAGAATGTAAGATTAGCAGGTCCAACATATGCGCTCGCATTGCAAAATGATGAGTATAGTATGAATGGCCCTGTTTCTATGACAGCAAGTGCTGTTGCTGCAGCAACTAGCAGATTGGGTAAATTACCAATGATTGGAAAATATTTTAAAGCAACGAGTGTTTTTTCTGAAGGATTAGGAAAAGCTGCAAGTATTCTTGGTTTTACCAACCCTCCAGTTATAGATCCGACTCAACCAATGTATATTCAGACGATGCCTACTTTGGCTTCATCTGAAATATCATATCCTGAACATAAATTAACATATGATCCCAAACAAGAATTAACTATAGACCCTCGAGTTGTGGGTTTAAACGGGATGGATGAAATGGATATATCTAATATTGTTCAGCGTGAATCGTATCTTACACAATTCACTTGGAATCAAGCTGACCCAGTAAATACAAACTTATTCACAAGCCAAGTGGTGCCCTGGATGAGGGCTGTTGATGGTGGTGTCCGTTTATCAAATACACCTATGGCACATGT